GACAATTCTGTTCGCGTATAAAAAAACGGTTTTGATTTTTTTATTTCAATTCCGTTATCGCGTAAGGCTTCGGCGCGTGCATGCCCTTTGCTTATTGCTTTTGCGCTTGAATATAAATGTGCGCGAGTGTTGTTGCATTTGGCGCATGATGGCACCAGGTTTTCTAGTTCGTGTCCGCCGCCTCTGTCTACTTCGATTAGGTGATCTGCTTGTGTGGCTGGTTGTGTGCCGCACCAGTGGCATAGTGGATTGCCTCGAAGTACCACCTGCCTATTTTTCAGGTACCGCCCGTCTTTGTGCGCAAGACTCATAATGCGCTAGCGCGCGCTATCGCGCTTGCTCTCGGTTTGTTTACGCTGGCCATGTTGTCAACTTTATGTTTGTGGTTTGTTTTCAATATGTCAATCATTGTTGTTGTGATGTAAGCCTAATGCGAAATGCCCGCCCACTCGTTGCCTCACCGAGTACCCACTACATTTCAATTTGTTGCCCGATCATGTGTCACCACATAGATCGTCTACCCTCGTTGCCGAGTGTTCCACCAACCGCGCTGCAAAACGCTTAGGTCTATTATGCCCGTACTAGTTATCTGTAATCAGTGTTTTTCGCGATTCGCCCACCAAATGCGTTTGGCTGTTGCTTCGATCGCCCAACGCAAATATTTATCTGTTTCGGTTTCATCATCGCATGGCTTCACAAACGCTTGCCGCATCTGCTGGCAACGCAACAACGCTTCTAAGATTTCAACATCGGTCATCGCGGTTCACTCGCTTTCAACGCATCAATTACCTTCGAAATATCTTGTTTAGTTAAATCGCTTGTCGTGTTTATTTCGCGTCCCAAAGTAGCGGAACAAAATGTTTTCAAATCGTCACCTTTTAAACCTTGTCCATTAGCCAGCGCGCGCATCATGCCCATTTGCTTAGGTGTTGGGTATTCGCGTAATCTTTCCTCAGGGAACGGCACTTCGACATCATGCAACTGCACAACTGGCGCCAATGGTTGGCGTGACTGTGCGGCCATGACTTCATCACGCGATGCCAACGATTTATTTGCCCCGATGCCTGCATAAGCCAAAGCACGCCCAACAGCGCTCGTGTATCCAACTTCCGATTCACTGAACTTTGTGTATGGTGTGCGGCCTGGATAAATTTCGCACGCTGACGCGATCACTGGAATCGGGTCATCAGGATTACGCCAAATCGTAACGGTGCATCGAATAAAACATGATTTGTCAGGCATTTCGATCACTTCGCGCGCTGTTTCCTGTATTCGCATTTCAGGCCAGCGTTCAAACGCTATTTTTAGCCGTGTCGCAACATCCACATAGTTATCCATGAAATTTTGTGTCATGCCAACACCAGCCGTTCGCGCAATGATTTCATGTCATGCAAATCGGATTGTGGAATCCACCAAGATTCCCGTTTACATGCAGGAATTTTGCCATCATTTGGCGCGCGCCAATATTTATCTAAACGGCAATCAACAGCGTCACGCCAACCATTTAACAACACAGTTTGTTCACCAATATTGCAGACAGTTGATACAAATGGCGCTGTTTGATTGTTGTGCGCGTTCAAAATTAGATGACCTGCGCGGTACAGCGTGCCCTTTACTTCAATGCCGTTAGACAAATCAGGCCGATCTTTTTGATACTCGAATGGGTATGTGTACGGAACACCGAAATATTTATGTACAGCCAATTCAGACATGACACCAACCAAAGTTTTAAACGGTGTTTCAGGTGATGCCGTCAAATCGGTGCGCTGCTGATATTTGATGGCGCTTTCATCGCGCGATTTTGCACATGATCGACATGCGACCATTTCGTCATCAGTTAGTTCAATCAAATATTTGCTAATTGGCACGAAACACCTGGTTTTCTAAACGCTGAATTTCTGCCGATTGATAGTTGCTGCGATCCTGCAAAATTCGAATGTCGGTGTCACGCGCCGTCAATGCTTTGCGCAGATCGGTGATGATGCTGCACAAATATTTGATTTCAATGCGCGCCTGGTTGCATGTGTCAATCAAATCTGAATCGTCTAATGCGTTTGAATCGTCAATGATCCACTGCAATTTTCTTAATGTGCTTCGCGCTGCTAGTTCGTGCGGTTGCACTAACGGAACTTTGTTGCCAGTAATTTCGTTCATTACTTGCATTAGTGCTTTGAACTGTGGATCAGTTCTTGGGTCGATGTTCTCGGTCATCTTTAGCCTTTCGTTTGTTGGTAACGGACATTATCAGGTAGGTGTACGCAGTTAGAACAGATGCCAAAAACAGGTGTTTTAAAGTGACCATGCGCGCCAGCCTTCGCTGTATCGATAAATAGCCAACGCTGAACGCAAATTGTGTTCCAAATCAAACAAATCATCACATGTTCTGATCAGGCCGTACGCCTGCAAATATCCGTTTGGCCAGTAACGCGATGGCTTGCACCAAAATTGATTGATTTGCATGACACCGTTTGATCCGCCATTCGGGTCGGTTGCGTTAAACGCATCAGGTTGGCATCGTGATTCACGGTAAGCAACAGCGACGACTGTGGCCAATTCATGTTCAGGAAATCCAACATGTTTAGCCATGTCAAACACCTTGCCACAAGCGTCAGGTTGCGTTATAGGCGTAGTTTTGACGGTTGTGGTAGGTAGTGGCGCAGGCTGCTCTAGGCCCTGCCAAACCGTGATTGGCGCTGGTTGCTTTTCTTGTGCGGTTGGCGCTGGCGGTTTTGCCAACATGAATATTGACATTGCGCTAATGAATAGCGATATGGCTGTTTTTGTGATGAGTGTCATTTAGACCTACTTTCTCGGTAGGTCAACCAGCCTAGACAGATTGCGGTGCCGCTTTCGGTGATGGGCCAAAAACCGCATTAAATGCCTGTTTTACGGCCTCAGGGTCGTGTGCTAAACGCGGTTCTATTTCCACATGCCACCAATCGCCATTTTTAAATTTGCCTGCCTGCCATGTGCCACGATCACATTTCCAACTGCGCGTCAACGCGTAATCGATCACAAGTTGAATACCTAGCGTGTCTGCGTTTTCTAGCAGTTTGTTCATGTATGCCAGCGATATTTTCCGGCCGTCTTGCCGTCCGCGATTTTGTTGTGCTTGCCATCTGTACGACAAATCTGCTGCAAGGCCGCGCGCATGATTGCTTATAACACCTGGCTTGCCGCGCACATCACGATTAACAAATGTGCCGTTGTTCCATAACGATCCGTCAGAATGTCGACAACACAATTCTGCCCATTTGTTCATGCCAGCCAACGCCGATTTAACAACTGGTTGCGCGGTGACAATATACGGTTTAGTCATCTGACGCGATTGGTTTGTTTTTGATGCCGTTAGATGCAACAAGGCCTGACAAAGTACCAGTCAAAAACACAACGATAGTTGACATTAAATCAATGAACGCTGCGTCGTTTGGTGATTGTTCTAATGGTTGCGACACAAATAGCAGGCCCCAAATCATGCCTAAAACAATCAAACTGAACACGATTGCTAATAACACGCCAACCGTTACGACCATGCGTGCGTGCAATTCGTTTGGTGTGTATCTGTGTCGACTCATGGTGTTATGCCACATCGATCAGGCACATTGCAAATAACGGTTCGTGTGCGTGCTTTTTCTTGTTGTGTGTTTGTTTTGCTTGTAGCGCAACCAGCGCACAATGCAATCGTAAGTAACCAGTAGCGCACATTACGGCTCAATCGGTGTTGGTGGTGCAACAAATTCTGTGCCATTCCAAATGTCGCCTAACGCCGCATATTTACCGCGATAACCATTTGTCGCTGCGTTGTAACTTGTGCGCTTGCAATATCTGCCAGCGTTCCAAATTTGGTTTTGGTAAAACTGTTCCCAAGCCTCAGTCGAGCCGCCAACCGTGTCGCCGTTCTCGTCTGTTTGTGTTTCGTTTTCGTCAACGCCTGTAATTACTTGAACTACAACATTGTTTTCGTTGTCCATAAATGCGTAATGTGCCATTATGCCCAACTTACATTGCCTGAACCAGCAGTAATGGTTGCGATTGTGTAACTGCCGCTAGTTGTTGTTGACCCTGTTAAACCTGCACCAATAGTTATCGTGCCAAAACTTGTTAAATATTTTAAAATACATACGCCGCTGCCACCGTTGCCACCGATCGATCCAGCAACTTTACCCGCACCGCCGCCACCACCACCAAGATTTGCTGTCGCATTTGAACCGTCTGCACCTGTGCCACCACCTGCGCCGCCGCCATCTGACGCTGTGCCGCCCGTGCCGCTAACTGCACCACCACCACCGCCGCCGCAACGCCCTACTGAACTGCCCGTAATGCTGTTTGCTGTACCTGCGCCACCTGCGCCACCTGTGTTTGTGCCAGCGTTAGACCCAATAGCGCCACTACCGCCACCGCCACCACCTGAACCGCTACCAGCGCCTGAACCGTTGCCACCATTATTGCCAGCGCCAATAGTTGTTTGACCAGCGCCACCCGTACCGCTATACGCACCGCCACCACCTGACGCGCCACCGAAACCGCCACCACCTTGCACACTTCCTTTATAAGCCGCCCACGAACCGCCACCCGAACCACCAAGCGCAACATTTTTGTATGCAGCAAAATAAGAAGCGTTGCCTGGCTGACCTGTAGCGCTGTCTATGTTTTGCGAACCTGAACCACCCGCACCACCTGCGCCGATAGTTACCTGATAATTAGTTGATTTAGCGACAACCACACTTAAATTTATTTGTTGACCTGCACCACCACCAGCACCCGAACCATTACCAGGCCCACAACCGCCGCCAGCGCCAGCGCCCACCAACAAAAATTCTAAATTGTTTGAAACTGCACCACCGCTAAAAAAAATAGCAGCACTAGCACTTGTAAAATAAAGCGTGCCACCTCCCCATTGTGCCAACGCTAATGAACTGGCGGTTGTAACCGTCGCTGTGCCTGCCGTAATCGTGCAAGTACCAGCACCAATGTTTTGAATAAACAAAGTGTCACCCGCAGCAAACAAACTTGTATTTACCGTGATGGTTGTGCTGCTTGCGCTGTTCATTACAACGCGTGTGCCTTTATCGGCTGCAACAAGCGTGTAACTAGCGGTCTTAGTTGATACCGTCCAGTTGTAATCGTTCGCCTGTAGCGAATCCATTTGTGCGGCCGTTAAAACCTGGCCCGCTGTGAAGTCTTGTATTGCCATAGGTGTCCTTTACATTATCCTAAAACATTTGTCGAATCTATGATGCCATAGGTTAAATCGTCCAAAATTAGTTCATAAACGATGGTTGTTGGTGCCGTGAAATACATGACCGAATGGCCGTTGTTGACTGTGATGGTGTGTTCTATGCCTTCAATACTTAGTTCCTGCGCTAATTGTGTTGTGCCTGATCCGCTGGCAAATGTTTTTTCAATAGTGATTGTGTTGCCGATATCGATTATGGCGATTGTGTCGCGCTGCGCTGTGGTCAATTTGTTTAAGTTGGTTCCGACGGCTGTGTAGCGTGCCTCAGGTTCAGGTGATAGCAGATAGTTGGCTAGCGCCAGCGCTGCTGTGTCGTTATGTAGCAGCGAATCTGTGATGCTGGTTGTTTGTATGAAATATTTTGCTTGGCTGGCTGCGTCATCTGCGATTTGTTGGTTTCCGCCGACGATGGCGACTGCTGCCCGATTGATGACTTGGTCTGCCTCAAACGATACGCCTAAAGAATCGAATTTAAAATTTGTGCCGTCATCGTGGAAATCTGCGACTGATGCGCTAAGTGTGTTGCCGATTCGTGGCTGAAATGTTAGGTCGCCGTCACGGGACATGAACAATCTGCCTTGTTCAGCGGTGTTTATCCGTGTGCAGTATTCGAGAACATTTGTGCCTGCTGGAACGGTGAACGCTGCCGCGCCGCCAAGTGTTTGTGTGCCTGTGTTGATGTCGCGTTGTGCTATCGGGAAATCAACTTCGGGCAAATCTAAGACTGCTGACAGTCGGACATTCGATAGTTCTTCCGACACATTAAATTCGTTCATATAAGTTTGGGCCAACAAATAGAAATCGTCTGCACAATAAACGGTTACCGTGTCCAGTCCGCCTAATTCAAAATTGTAGTCATAATTGACGATGTAGCCGTTGAACAAATATTCTTTGACATTGGTTGTTGAATAGCGTGCTAGTCGCACTTTTCGCATTGGTGCCAAACCTGGTTGCGCTGTTGACGGGTCGTAATATGGACTAAGCGAATCGAACGGATTGAAAATTCCTGTCGTGTCCAGCATATTCAGCACCATTGTCCCTGCGCTGAATTGGTCGCCTTGATCGCGTCTGCCGCGTTTCACGCTGATCGAATTGATGCCTGTTGTTACATCAGCAAAATTAGTTGTGCCGTCTAAAACATAGGTTGTGTTGTCTAATACGCCTTGCACCGCGTCATCAAGTGTGAACGCGTCTTGAACAAATCCTGTGTCAATTTCTAGGCTGTAGTTACCAGCGCCAACAATCGCTGTGCCTGCCATTATGCGACCTGAATTTGTGCTGGCCCTGCTGACCTGTTGTATGCGCGAATGGCGTTGACTACCGCTTGGCCGATTTCGGCGCTAGTTGATAAACCGCCAGTCACATTGATTGTCACATTTCCCATGCCGCCACCGCGACCCAATGGCACTACCGCTTCGGGCCCTTTTTCGCCGATCAACGCCAGCGTTGGCGATGTCACTATTCCGCCTTCGGCCAACATAGGTATTTTTGGCACTTCAAAACCTTTGCCACCAAAACCTGGTACCCAATCAGGGAATTTGAACGCCAATTTGCCGATGGTGCTGTTCCACAGTTTGGCGATTGCGTTAAAAATTGATCGATAAATGTTTAGAACGCCTGAAATGTAATCCTTCAAAAAATCTAAACTGGCGGTCACGCCATCTTTAATGAAACTGAATACCGCGTCGACTGTTTCGCGCACGACATCAAATTTTTTGTAAAGAATGACTAACGCCGCAACAAACGCAACAATGCCCAAAATGACTAGCGCAATCGGATTGGCTGACATAACAAAATTGAACGCGGCCTGCGCGCCTGTGGCGATCTGTGTGGCAATAGTCCAGGCTTTAATGGCAACATTGGCGACCACGATGGCGGCCGCAAAACCGCCGATCACGCCAGCGATAATCAAAAATGTTGTCGTGTTTTCTTGTGCCCATTCCGCCATTGGTTCTAACAATTCCAATAATTTTTGCAACACGGGCAACAATGCCATTCCGATTGATTCTTTTGTTTCGTCCATCGCTATTTTCATGCCAGCCATGCGGCCCTCGAATGACATCGCCGCTGTTGTCGCAGCACCACCAAATGACACCGCCAACGCGTCAGTTATTTCTTGCATACTTGACGATGAATCAATCACATTTTTAAGCGATGGGTCTAATTTTGTTAGCGCAGCAGTTGACCCGTTATATGCTTTGCCTAATGCCAGCGTGACCGTTTCCAAATCTTTTCCTGTTGCCGCGCTGATGTCTAACGCCGTGTTCATCAAATCTTGTGCAGCCTCAACCGATCCAGTCGACCTAACTAGATTCGACATTGCTGGTCTCAACTGGTCATCAGCGACCGCAAACGCGCGTGACATGCCAGAAATAAAATCCTCATTGGCGGCGATTGCTTCCTCAGTAGCGCCAGCGCTAGTTCGCAATTGTTGCGCTAAAAGTTCCTGCGCTTTTTGATCCTCAACAGCCGATTTGGTTGCCAAACCTAAACCTGTTGCCAAACCACCTAAAACACCGATTGCAGGCAACATTGCTTTTTTTAACGCGAACGCAGATTTAGCGCCAGCGCCTTCCAACTGTTTAAATTCGGCCATTGCCTTCGATATGCCTTTGCCATCAAATTCGGTGACAATAGGTATGGATACAGCCATTAGTTCAATTCCTTTCGCACGCGTTCCATTAGTCGATCAATCAAGGTTTCGACTTCGCCTTCAACTTGGTTTTTGTTTCGTTCCCATGCTGGCCAAACAAACCGTGATGCGGTGCCATATTTGGCGCTTAAACTTTGCACCATTTGACCGCCTTGTTGTGTTGGCACTTTGCCTTTGCCTGACATGTCTAACAGCGCCGCACTAGGGCCTGTGTAGCGCACAAAGAATGTCGCCAGGTTTGTTGATGCGCCACGAAATTCTCTGACCTTTTTACCTGATACACCTGACGCAACTTTGTTTTGTTTGTCGCTGTACGGAAACATTTGAAAACCTGACGCTGTTGTCCATTTGCGCGCCATACCTGATAACGGTGCGGATTTAGGCAATTTGGCTTTGATGTCGTTTGTGACTGGTGCGGTGATTTGTTTGAAATCTTTTGTCAGATCGCGGCGCGCTTGTTTGTCAATGCTGTTCAATACGCGCAAAGCATCTTTGACACCGACAACTGTTGTGGTTGCGCTAATGCTGTCAGCCATTTCGGGCCTTGCGTTCCTTGTTAATTAATTCAATGACCGTGTTCATATCGTCGATCTCAAACGATATTTCAGCAGGCCAAAAACCAGTCGCCACAAGAATCTGCGCTAATCCGTAGCGGTATGAACCGCGTCTACTTTTGGGTCATTGACCGCCTTAGGCAGACAAGACTTTAACGATTTCAAATAGTCATCAAACATGGCTGGAACCGTGATACCTGACATTTTTGATGCTTCGTAAGCCAAATACGCCAAATCCTCTTGCCCAATGGCGCTGCCAAGTTCTGATGCTTTGCGTTTGTATTTGCGTTCCCATAGAACAGTCGTGAACAATGTTGTTTCGACTGTGACTGGATCGCTTCCATCAAGGAATTGAACTTCTAGTGATAATTGCATTATTTGCCTTTCTCGGTACAGCCTTTATAATACTGGCTTGTTTTTTTAGTTTTCAGCGGCCAATGCCGCGCGATCATGCGACCGCTTTAGTCAATACGCCGCCAGTAAATGTCAGCGTGATTGTTGACAGTTCGCCAAGTGATGCGTTGATCGGTGTGTGCGATTCAAGGTAAGCGCCTGTCAGCGTGTAGATCGGATTTGTTGCCGATGCTGCGCCAGTTGCTGGTGCAAGCACGATGTTTGTTTGAATACCGACCAAACCGTAGATTGTGGCCTCAGTTTCGCTGCCTGCGTAGGATTGATACAGTTCAATTTCGACGCTGTTGTTTTGCAACGATGTCACCGATGATGCACCATATTTGCGTGCCGTGTCGCCAAACGATGTCGTTTCTAATTGCTCGTAGACAAAATTCAAAGTGGCTGATGTGCATTGATCGCGCAAATCCACGCTGTTAATTGTCACATTAGGATTTGATAAGTAAACGCTGGTTGCCATGTTTTATTCCTTTTCGTTTGTGTCTCTAGTTTTAGCAGGTTTTTTGACTGTCTGTGTGGATATATGGCCGCCTTCGACTAGCGCTTCAATGTTTACGCCATCTAGATCGGCGTTGGTAACGACATCGCCAGGTTTGAAACCTGCGAGTCTTGCCGATGTAACTATGTAATTTGCCATGTTTGTTTCCTATGCCGTTTGTGCTTGAACATTTGCGGTCACTTCGTAACTTGGATATTCAACGCCGCCTATTAGCGTACTAGTCGGCCTGCCATCGGTAACGGCAATATTGGCCGCCAATACCTTTGACATTATGTTGAGTAACGATCTTTGTGCATCTAGGTTCGCTGGTCCTAGCGTGATGATTTTGACAGGAAACATCAATTTGACGATGTTATAGTTCCAAGCATCAAACGATGGCGCGTCAATAAACACGCATGGCGGCACAAGGTTTCTAGGGTCGTTCACTACCTGTAAACCGCTAACGGCTGTCAGCGTTGCTGTCAAATCGTCTAACGCCTCATTAAACAAATCGGTGAAGGCAACAGGCATCAGGCCACCTGTGGACGGTCGACACCTAACAGTTGTTTAACCAATGGCGACAAACCGTTTGTTGATCCTGTCGACATGCCATCAAATGATGCAAAGTCTGTTATTGATCCGCGTTGACGGTACAGCGCGCCGCCATACATGATGGTTGCTAGTTTGACATCTTGACTCGGCACGACTGTCAGCGAATCAAAATATCCGACTTCCTGCCTTCGGCGATAACAGAACGAATTTGATGCCGCTGCGCAAATTGTTAAAAATGTTGTGTCGCCTGCCGTTGCTGTTCCGATGCCGATCCAATCTTCAATGTCTGTTGCGGTAATCCATGTGCAGGTTTGCGTGTAGGTGACAACACCTGAATAATCTGCAACAAATTCAACTGCTGCGCCTGTGCATGCGTACAGCAGTTGGTTTGATACGGCAACATTTGTGTTGTATAAAAATTCACCAGTTTCAGCGTCAACGCCTTCAAATTGGTATTGCGGTAACGCTAAAACTGTAAATGTTCCAGTAAATGGTGCTACTAAACCTGAAACCGTTACCGATTCGCCTAACGCGATCTCTGACGGTTCAAGCGTCGAAATGCACGCATAGTTATCTAGTAATTGTTTCGTGGCTGTTTTATATGTTGCCATAGGCGGTTTGGCCGCCTACGACTAGGCAATCGCGATTGATTGAATGAACGACGATTTGGCAACGAATGTCGCAAAGTAGCCGTAGTAACTGAATGTGCGACTAAGTGTTGACGGTACTTCAACCGACAAAATGCCTTTTTGCTGTTCGTACACTTCGAAACCTGGTGCGTAAACAACAAGCATGGTGTTTGCTGCAAAATTGTTGTCAACTACCAACTGCAAACCAAGTGGATTCATCGAATTGTAGTTCAACGCGCCTGACGCTGTGCCAATACCGTTTTGTTGAACGATGTTTTGTCCGTTCACGGCTGGGAACAATGGTCGGTATGTGCTGTCTAATTGTGAGCCCAACTTTTCCCATACGGTCGGGTCAACGAACAAATGTGTTGGGAAATAGTTGCTGTCCTCAGCGATTTCACGCGCTGCGTCATACAACGCATTCATCAACGATGTTGGATTGCCTGCAGTAACCGTCCATGTTGAACCTGACGCTGTTTTGCCTGCAACCATAGCGTCAGCGGCGATGTCATCAGTTTTGATCAGATATTCGCCTGCAAGGTCATTCAAAATCAAATTCATTGCGGCTGGGTCTGTAAAATCCATGTCCTGTACCGACAAAGTAACTTGACCTGCAACGGTTGATTTTGTGACCACATTTGATGCGATCACCATTGTCGTTGCAGACACCGCTGAACCTTCGGTTTGTGTTGCTGCGCTTGTGTGCGTGGTGATCGTTGGTCGAATAAATGTTTTGCTTGGTGTGTTTGGCATTGAACGAGCGCCCAACGCTGACACAACTGGTCGCACGAAATTCAAGTCTTGAAATAGTGGCCCAAGAACTGGAACTGGCAAAAGACCAGGTGTGTCTGTCGTAAGTACATCGCCTGCGGCTGCTTGTAACGCAGTTTGATTTTTTCGGTTAGCCGATTGAAATGCTTGATTGACTTTTGCAAAAGTGTCGCCGCCGATGTGCATCGCGGCAAGGTATTCGCCTGCGCTTGGCATTTTGAATTCTTGTTTTGGTTGTGCCCAAAGTTTGTCGACAGTTGATTGCGCTGCTTCGACTACTGGTGTTTCAATTTTTTCGGTCATGTCTGTTTCCTTTGTTGTATCTTGATTTGATTGTATAGCAGGTTCTACTGGCGTTTCGTGGATAGTCTCATCGGCTGGTTTACTGGCTGCGACCCGTTCAATTAATGCGCCGCTAAATGCGCCTTGACTGACCAACGATAGTTCTGTCCATTCAGCCGATTCGACGACCATTGTGCCGTCGTCGTCGTAACTAAATTTGATTGGATTGACACCGACAGAGACCGCATCTATTACGCCGTCATTTGCCAGCGTCAAATATTCATCGCCTAATCGTGTGGCGCTGATTTTGGCCGTGAACATCATGCCCTGTGGTGTGTCTACGCGTTCAACTAATTTGCCAATAATTTGGTTGCTGTCATGCTGTCCAAAAAGTTTCGGGTCGCGACCCGTGACTGGTAACGACCCTTGCAAAAATCGTACCTTAGTTCCGTCTGAAACTGTGGCTGTTTCGTCGTAGGTAACTGCAACGCCGCTGATTGATCGGCGCGGCAATCCGTCTGCCGCTGCCGCATCAACCGTGATCTGTGAGGGGACTAATTTGATCATGATTCCGATACTACACTTTCTGTTTCTGTTGTTTCGCGCATTTCGTCCATTGAGTATTCGCCTTTCAAATATTGTTCAACATCAAATTCGACATAAGTACCATTAGGTAACACATTATTCATGCTGAGTGTGCCAGCAATGCAATCGGCATAAGCGCGAACACCAAATGTCCACAAATCCATGCGCGATTCGGCTGATGACTGATATGAATATGATCCGACGCTGACACCAGCCAAATATGGCGGAATGTTGCACAATCTAGTCATTTCCATAGCCTGAAATTCGGCGCTGTCAATCAACAGCATTTTGTCAGGTGATGTCAATGTTTCTGTGTAGGTCACAAATTCGTTTAGTGCGGCTGTTTGGTTTGTTTCGCGTGCCGCGTTAAACGATGCCGCCAAGTCTGCTAGTTCTTGTGCGCTTAATGGTTCGCCGCCTGTTTGTCGAAGTACGCCAGCAGGAATGGCCGATGATGCGTTTCTGTAGCGTGCGTTTTCAAGTTTTAGCGCTGTTGCGACGGCCTGTTCCGACATGTAAATAATGCCCTGTATTGGTGACAAGAATTGAATCACATCGTCAGGATTTAGTTCCGCGCCTTGAAACATGATTTGTTTTGATGGCGCAAACCAAACTGGCCCTGTTTGATCCAGTGTCTGCACCATTGCAGCAGGTATGCGTGTGAACGCCGTTGGATAATTGTCAGCCGTCCTCGCGGTCACATAAAGGAACGACCTGCCGAAGAAAAAAAGATCGTCAAATAACCATGCAAGTAGAAACGAATTTGGCACACTTGGATCGATGCGGCGTAACCATGTGCGCGGCGCTAATGGCACTTTTTCCATTTCGTTGCCGTTCCAAA